GAGTTCGTAGTTCTCTGCTACGCAGACTAAGGAGCAATACCGAATGCCAAAATTCGCAGCAACGGATTACAAAATCACAGTGGCTGGAGTTAATCTGTCCACAAACTTAAACAGTGTTGAACTAGCTTTAGAATCAGATGACTTAGAAACTACTGCCTTTGGTGGAACTTTCCGTGAGCGCATTGGTGGTCTTAAGACCGGTTCAGTAACGCTTCAGTTCATGCAGGACTTTGGTGCAGCTTCAGTAGATGCAACTCTGTTTCCGCTTTACAACACACTTGCAACAGTTGTTATTGTTCCAACATCAGGAACCGTCAATTCAACCAACCCAAGCTACACAGCAACCTGCTTAGTAAACAGTTACTCACCGTTTGCAAGTTCTGTTGGTGACATTGCAACATTCTCAGTTACTTGGCCAACATCAGGCACAGTCACACGCGGAACTGTCTAAGCAATGAAAATCAACCTGCGCGTAACTTTTAACGATGAAACAGTAGAAGATGTATCAGCTACGGCTCGTGACCTCGTTGCATTTGAGGACAAGTTCACTAAGTCGGTTGCATCACTTGAAACAGACTTTCGCATTACTGATCTATTGTGGCTTGCATGGCACTGGCTAGAACGTCAAGGTAAAACAAAACTTACCTTTGAGGACTGGTGCGATGAAGTTGAAACTATTGAAGCGAGTGAAGAAAGCCCAAAATAACTGGGTTGGGTGACTCATCCCAACACTGGCATTTGGCTTATCTATCCTGTGAGACTGGCATTGCTCCGTCAGTCTTAATGGAAGAATCTGAGCGTATGCTTTTCACAATGGGAATGTATCTGCGCTGGCGAAACAGTCAGGGGAACTAATGGCAACATCTAGAGTCACTGGGGTTGCTGACACCGTTAGAGTTCTCAACAAGCTAGACAAAGAGATTGTTAAAGAAGCCCGCAAAGATTTAAGAAGTGGCGCGCAACCTGTTGCTGATGCCATTAAATCCAACATCCCTAGCCAAGCACCTTTGCGTGGCATGATCCACAATGGGCGCACAAGATGGCAACCGTCAGGCGTTACAGCAAAGGTTAAAACCAACTTTTCTAAAAAGGCACAACGCAATGAAACATCCTTAGTTTCTATCGTGGTTGGTTCTAAAAGCAAGAACGCAACTGGCGCTGGTTCATTTCAAATTGCAGACATGGCAGGTCGAAAGAATTCGTCTGGACGATCTGGCGCTATCAAGCCTTACGCTTACAAAGGTGGCACTCGCACCCATAGAAACAATGGTCAAGGTCGTGCAATGATTCGCGCATTAAATGCACTAGGTAGCGCTTCTCGTTATGTGTACCCTGCTGCTGAACGGGAAATTCCTTACATCATAAATCAAGTTGAAGGTACAATTAAGGGGTTAAGCACCTCGTTAAACAAAGAATTAAAAAGGAACAGGTAAATCATGGCAATTATTGTTCCGATTACCACTACCTTTGACCCTAAAGGTTTAGACAAAGCCATTGCAGCGGTAAAGGCTGCCGAGGGTGGCTTTAACAAGTTAAATACAACCGCCAGCATTTTCTCAGCTAGTTTAGTTAATACTGGTCGCTCATTAACTAGAAACGTAACTGTTCCTCTTTTAGGTCTTGGCGTTGTTGTAAACAAAACAATAAATGATGCATCCAACTTGCAAGAAGCGCAGGCTAAAGTAACTGCCGTATTTGGTGAGCAGGCAAATCAAATCTTTAAGTGGGGTCGCACAACCTCTACGTCTTTAGGTGTATCAAGTAGAGCAGCACTCGAAGCTGCTGGTACTTACGGCAACTTGTTCCAAGCCTTTGGTATTGGTCGAATTGAATCTGCAAAAATGTCTACAAGGTTAGTTGAACTTGCAGCCGACATGGCTTCGTTTAACAACGTACCTATTGAAGATGCTCTTACTGCGTTGCGCTCTGGTCTATCCGGGGAAACAGAACCGCTAAAGCGTTTCGGTGTTGCTCTTAACGATGTTCGCCTAAGACAAGAAGCACTTAACTTAGGAATCTATGATGGTCAAGGTGTGCTGTCTATTGCTCAAAAGTCGCAAGCTGCTTACGCACTTATTCTTAGAGATACCGCTTTACAGCAAGGTGACGTAGCTCGTACTTCTACTGGGCTTGCTAATCAAAAGAAATTCTTAGCAGCACAGGTTGAGGACTTGTCAGGTACCTTTGGTGCGGTACTTCTGCCAGTCATGGTGAACGTAGTTGGTGTTATTCGTAATCAAGTTTTACCTAACCTACAAAAGTTCATTCAAGCCTTTAAGACTCTTTCACCTAACGCTATTGTTACTGGTGTTCAAATTGGTTTCTTTGCTGCTGCATTAGGCCCAGCGATGATCGCTGTTGGCTACATGATCAAACTGATCCAAGGTTTAGCAGCGGCATTTCAGTTCTTGATCAAGCGAATAGTCCTTATACCTACTGTGATTCTTTTGATCGTTGCTGCATTTGTTAAAGGTACTGACGCCACAATGTCTTGGGGTGAAGCAGTGTTTAAAACAATACGAGGTGTGGTGATTGCTTTTGTGCAATTAGGTAACGTAGCCTCAGCTGCAATCAACGTAGTTATTAAGGGATACAACGCTTTCCAAAAGGTCTTAAAGAGTGGCGATGTAATTCAAGAAGTTGGAAACTTTGATTTCTTAATTAGAGGCATAGATAGTGCTGGCATTGCCTATTCAAATTTCAGTAAAACACTAAAGCAAGAACAAACTAATCTTTCTGCAATTGCAGCAGAAGCCAATAGTCTTGCTGCATCTATTGACACTCCCGGTGGCGGTGGGGGTAGCAAGTCTGTTGGTGGAGCCAGCAAAGCTGCAACTGAAAAGATTGCTAAGTTTACAGAAGCCTTATCAAATGCCAATCAAGTCCTAAATGATTCAAAACAAAAGTTCAAAGACTACGCAAGTTCTGTAACAAGCTCTATTACAGGTGTAATCAATTTCAGTTCAGCTGCTACCGCTGAAACTGGATCATTCTTAGAAAACCTAATTGCTCAGGCTACTAAGGCTCAAGACTTTGGTGCTAAAGTCAGAACCCTTTTGTCTATGGGCTTATCTGAAACTGCTATTGGTCAAGTGCTAGCAGCAGGCGCAGATGCTGGATTAAAGATTGCCGATGAAATCATTGCTGGTGGAGCAACTGTTGTAGATCAAGTCAATACTCTAATTTCTGCCACTGAGTCTGTTGCTGTTGCACTTGGCGAATCGGCTGCAAGTCAGTTCTATCAGGCAGGTGTTACAGCAGGTCAAGCATTAGTAGATGGTGTTAGAGCTGCTATTGCTTCTGCTGGATTCAGCATTGGGGCAGATGGCAACGTAATAAGTCCGTTAGCAGATGAAGCTGCTTCAGCAGTTGCAGCCACTACTGGCAAGACTAAGGCAAAAACTAAGACTGCTGCTAAGAGTTCAAAGACTGCACCTAAAACTTCTACAAATCAAGGCGTATTAAACAAATTAACAAGAATTCCAGCTATGGCAGCTGGTGGCATTGTCACTAGACCAACAATCGCCTTAATCGGTGAAGCCGGGCCTGAAGCAGTTGTGCCACTGAATCGCAATAACACACCAACAGGTAACGTAATCAACTTGACTGTGAATGCTGGTATGGGTGCTGACGGTGCTGTTATCGGCAGAGAGATCGTAGATGCTATTAAGCGTTACGAGCGCGTAAGTGGCCCAGTCTTTGCGAGTGCGTAATGCCAGTACCAATAACTAAGGTTTACATTGGATTTAGTTTGCCTGCTGCTGGCAGTAATCTGTTTATTCTTGATGATCCAGTACAGGGATTACTTGATTCAGCTTATGTGCTTGGTGGTGATGTGCTTACTGATGTCACTAATTATGTTGCTTCTGTTTCCGTTGATCGTGGCAAGTCGCGTGAATTGGACAGGTACACGGCAGGACACGCATCAGTAACCTTGCACAATGACACTCGTGTATTTGACCCATACAACACAGCTAGTCCTTACTACACGCAAATTGTTCCCCGCAAACCTATTGTTATTGAAGTAAACGGTGATCGTGTATTTACTGGATTCATTGACGATTGGGATTTAACCTACGATGTTTCAGGAAAATCATTTGCAAGCGTTTCTGCTGTTGATGGTTTCTTGCGCTTATCGGCTGCTGAGTTAGATACATTTACTGCGACAAGCCAACTAAGTTCTGCGCGTATCAGTGCAATTCTAGATAGAAACGATGTGGCATGGCCTGCTGCTAACAGAAACATTGAAACAGGTTTAATCACATTGCAAGCAGATGTTGTTCCTGAAAATACAAACGCCTTACAGTATTTACAATTAGTTGAATCAACAGAAAATGGCAAGTTGTTTATTGACCGATCTGGCCAGCTCACATTTAAGAACCGCATTCCCGTTCCGTCATTAACTGACATTCCAGTGTTTGCAGATGATGCAACTGTTGATGGAATTAAGTACACAAACATTGAAGTAATCTATGGTTCGGAAAATCTATACAACCGTGTTTCTGTTACACGCGAAAGTGGAACGTCACAAACCGTAGACTCTACCGATTCACAAGATGCTTATGGTATTGCATCCTTATCGCTTGATGGTTTGTTGTTTAACTCTGATGCCGATTCATTAGCCTTAGCAAATTATTTGTTAAACATTTATGATGAACCAGAGCTACGCATTAACTCTCTAACTGTAAATTTGCACGATAAGACTAATCTTCAGGTTCAGAAGTTATCCACCCTTGACATTGGTGGTGCAGTCGAGATTAAGTTCACGCCGAATCAAACTGGTGCGGCTATTGAGCAGTACGCCATTGTTACCGGGGTAAAGCACGACATTGGCATTGACCGTCATTCTGCAACTTATAGCTTTAGTTCAATCTTCTACATTCCAATTATTCTTGATGACCCTATCTATGGTCGCTTGGGTGGGTTCCTGCCAAGCTACGACTCATCTACCACCACCTATGATGCACTGGTAAACTACGATGGAGCAGACGGTTATCAATATGTATTGGCATAATAAGGTGAATCATGGCAAGTAATTACCCTACTTCATTAGATACTTTTACGAACCCAACAACAAGTGACTCGTTAAATAGTCCTAGTCATTCATTGCAACATGCAGACGCTAACGATGCTATTGAAGCACTCGAAAGTAAAGTTGGAGTTGGTTCTGCTCCTGCTGGTTCTGCTGTTAATGGATACGCTCTAACTGTTACAACTGGTGGCACTTCTACTTGGCAACCCTCAGGTGCTTTCATTCCTATTGCTACTGGTGGTACTGCTTCCTATACATTTGGCAGTGCTGATCAAGGCAAGATTCTAGAATTCAACGGAACATTCACAGTCACCGTTCCACCTGAATCTACTTTTAACTACGCAACTGGCTCTGTACTAAATTTGCTTAACATTGGAACAGGCACTATCACTATTGCTGGGGGTACTGCTGTGACCGTAAACGGCAACCCCGGTTTGAAGCTATCAACTCAGTGGGCTGGTGCATCTATTGTTAAACGGTCATCTAATACATGGGTTGCCGTTGGAAACTTGTCTGCATAATGTTTGGTTTGTTTGGCTTAACTTGCTCTGCTGTTAAGAAATTGACTGTTAGTGGTGGAACTTTAAGTTCTGATGCGACATATTATTACAGAACTTTTACGGCAAGTGGAACATTAACTATCGAAAATGGGACTTTAACCACAGACATCTTAGCCATAGCAGGTGGCGGTGGCGGTGGAAATGATACTTTTGGCGGTGGCGGTGGCGGAGCTGGGGGAATTTCTTATTCAACTAGTAATTCACTTGCAAGCAATTCATACTCCATAACAGTTGGCAATGGTGGTGTTGGCGCAAACGGATCACAAAACAGTGCGCAAGGCGGTAACTCGACCATTCATACTTACACAGCCGTAGGCGGTGGTCGTGGTGGTGGTAGGGCATCTGGTGGTTCTATAACTGGTGGTTCTGGCGGTTCTGGCGGTGGTGGACAAGGTAACAGTGCTGGTGCTGGTGGTGCTGGTACATCTGGTCAAGGTAACAATGGCGGTGCTGGCACATCGGGTGGCACCGGTGGCGGTGGCGGTGGCGGTGCTGGCGGTTCTGGCAATAACGGTTCTGGTGATAATGGTGGCAACGGTGGTGCTGGTACTAATTCCTATTCATCTTGGGCTACCGCTACTTCAACCGGCGTATCTGGTTTCTACGCAGGCGGTGGCGGTGGCGGTGGCTATGGCGGTGCTGGCTCTGCCGGTTCTGGTGGTGGCGGTGGTGGCAACGGCGGTGCTGGTACTGCTAATACAGGTGGCGGTGGCGGTGGGCAGCGCGCAAACATAGGCACAGGTGGCTCTGGCGGTTCTGGCATTGTTATAGTGCGTTATACCAAATCGCAAGTTGGTGGATAATGTTTTATTTCTTGAACGATACACCTAGCACATTTCAATAATAATTAAACGATAAACTATAAACAAACAAACTCAGGAGTAACTAATGGCATTACAAACTTTCACAGCAGGACAGGTTTTAACCGCTGCTCAAGTGACTGCGTTGCAGGCTAACGATTACAACCAAACAGTTTCAACCAAGACTGCATCTTACGTTTTAGTAGCTGCCGATAAAGGCACAAGGGTTGTAATGGATGCAGCAGGCTCAACCACGATCACAGTTAATACGTCTTTATTCTCTGCTGGTGATACTTTGTGGATTCAAAACATTGGTGCTGGCACAACAACAATCACAGCAGGAACAGCAACAGTCACTACAAGTGGAAGCCTAGCTTTAGCGCAATGGCAGGGTGGAACCTTATACTTCACATCCACAGGCGCAGCAATTTTTTTTTTAACGGGTAGCAGTGGCGTTGCTGCATTGCGAGATGCAGATGTTTCAGGAACAACGGGCAGTCCTAGTACAGCCACCTACACAGAAAGTTCTGTGAATTACAAAACTTATACATTCACAGGCTCGGGCTCCATAACTTTTAGCAAGGCTGGATTGGTTGATCTTTTAGTTGTCGCTGGTGGTGGTACTCAACGCTCAACATCTTTCGGTGGTGGAGCGGGTGGACTACTTACCCAAAATAATTTTTATGTTCCAGTTGGCGCGGTGACAGTTACTGTTGGTGCATCGGTCACCAGTGGTCGCGGAAATGACAGTCAATTTTTGAATCTAACCTGTGCTGGTGGTGGCAATGGTGGAACGGCAGGCATTGACCAAGGTTCTGTTGGTGGCTCAGGCGGTGGCGGTGCTGGTGCGCAAGTATCATGTCGCATACTTGGTCAAGGAAACATCGGTGCTAATAATGGCACAAATGGCGCAGGCGGTGGAGCAGGTGCAGCAGCTGTAAGTGGAACTGGTGGAGCAGGTGTAGCAAGCACTATTAGAGCAGGTTCATCAGTAACTTATGCAACTGGCGGAAGCAATTCTGGTGGTGCTGGTTCTGCCAATACTGGTGACGGCGCAAGTGGAACTGCTTCTGGTACTGCAAGCGGTTCAGGAATTGTCGTAGTTAGAGTGAGGGCATAATGGGAAACTTTGCGGAAATAAAAGATGGTGTAGTGCAAAGAGTAATTGTTGTTGCTAATGAAGCGATGGACAATTTAGAGTTTCCAGAGAGCGAACCATTAGGACTAAAAGTTTTAGCAGATAGCGGTTTCGAGGGAACTTGGAAACAGACAAGTCTTAGTGGCAGGTTTCGTGGCAGATACGCTAATCAAAACTTTATTTACGATGAGGAACTAGACGAATTCATTGCACCTGCAACAGAGTAAACTTGTTCTAACACCCTGCGCTTAATACTTTTGGAGTTACATTGAAGCGCAAGCAAGTCAAAGACATTATTACTCGTATGGCAGCTGTTGTAGTTGCATCTGTTATGGGAACTATTGGTGCTGGTTCTATTATCGGCGTTGAGTTGTGGAAGTCAGCAAGTATGGCTGCGATCCTTGGTGTGGCTATTGTGCTTGAGGGTCTAGCTCGTGCCTACATTGCAGACGGCAAACTTGATGAATCAGAAATTAACGATGCTTTCGGTAAGGCCGACGGCAAGAAGTAAATGAAGCGCACAAGGGTTCTCCTAACTGCGCTAATAGTCGGAGCATTTATGTTTGCGACACCTGTTCAAGCCAATGTGGTCTGCAATACTTACACCTACACCGGACACGATGACACGGCTTATCCTGCTAACTTGCCGTTCACGTTAAAGCTAGGACAGACAGAATACGCAAACGTATTTGTTACCACTAACGGCACTCTGACCTTTGGTAATCCTGATGCCACGTTTCACGATTACCCACAGACCCCAAGCGTTTCAGTTGCAGGTTATGATTGGGTGACATTTGGTCAGGGTGCTTATGTTTCCTTTGGCTCAACTGCTGACACGTTATGTGTGGAATGGAGTCTGCGCCCATACCCACAGTCACAAGGCGAGCTAACTCAGATACGTCTAGTCATTAACAAGTATCCAAACGGTAACTGGCATGGCGAAGTTACAACCTTTGGCTGGTTACCTGCCGATCTAAGGCGCGGTATTCGCTACGAACAAGGCGCACCAGTTGTAACTATTGCTGGGGCATTTGATGTTGGTGACGGTGGCGTTCCTATTGAAGTTGAACCTGCACCTACGCCTAGCAGCTTTACAGAACCGCCAGTAATTCCGACCCTAGAACCTAGCCCTGAACCAGTCCCAAGCGTTGTACCAAGTCTGAACCCAGAGCCAACGCCAATACCTGAACCTACGCAAGAGCCAACACCTGAGCCAACGCCATCAGAAACAGCACCACCAACACCAGAACCCATACCCGTAGCCACACAAGAACCAGAGCCTACACCAGAGCCAATCGTGCCTGAGGTTGCTCCTGAGCCTGTCGTAGAACCAGAACCGATAGCACCAGATTTAGAGCCAGATTTAGTGCCAGAGCCTGAGCCAACTATTGAACCTGAACCAACCGTTGAGGAACTAACGCAAGAAGTTATTGACGATGCTCTTGCCGACGGTGTGCTTACAGATACAGAACGTGAACTTGTAGCTGATGCTTTGCTTGAGGAGTTTGCAGGCGAGCCGATCACGTTTGAAGCACTGCAAGAAGCAGGACTGGACTACGAGGACTTGCCACCAGAAACCCCAGTTACTTTAGAGAACGGCGTTGTGTTGTCGGCTGAGGTTGCAGATGCCCTAGAAATCTTTGACTCAGGCGCAGAAGTTCTAGCCACGATCTTAGAGAACCCTGCTAAGGCACTTAAAGCCTTGGTCAGTATTGGCGCAGACATGACAAAAGAAGAACGAGAAACAGCACAGAACACAGTAGTTGCAGCAGTCGTTGTAACGCAGGTAGCTCAAGTTAGGAAAATAAAATGAAATGGATAAAGAAATACCTGCGTGAAATTACTGGTGAAACCTACACATTCGTAGGCTTGCTTATTGCATACGCAACCTTGACTGGTTCAGCTCGTACAGTTACGGGCTACATCATTCTTATTGGTGCTTTGGTGTGGCTGGTAACATTGCCTTTAAGACAAGATGATGAGGATTAACAATGGGCTTACCAATTAACGGCGGAAAGATTACAACCGCATACGGCAAAAAAGGCAAGATGTGGTCAAAGGGTTATCACACAGGCGTTGATTTCGCTTGCAAAGTTGGAACTGACATTATTGCAGTAGCTGACGGCAAGATTGAAAACGCATCTTGGGGCAAAAGTTACGGCACTCAGTTAGTCCAAAAAGTCGAGGGTGGCTGGGTAATCTATGCACACTTGTCTAAGGCTCTTGCAAAGCCCGGCGATAAAGTTGTTGCTGGACAGCACATCGGGGAGTCAGGTAACACTGGCAATTCGTCAGGCCCGCATCTTCACTTTGAAATGCGTGACAACATTCGCTGGTCAGCCGGCAAAGACATAGACCCAGCAGCGATCTTAGCGAAGTAGTGCTTGGCCGTATAGCGACCTGCGCTACGGCTTTCACTTTACTATTTGCATCTCAGGTATCTGCTGAAGGTGCAGAACCTTACGTTGTAGCAACTGCCAAAAAGTCTGGATTGTGCAAAGTCACATCTGATCAAAGCGTTACTGGCAAGTGGCAAACATTCAAAGACTGTGAGCCATTTGTTCTTGGTGGTGAGCGTTCTTTGTTCTTCGTTCAGCTGCACATTAACTGCACTAAGCGACCTAAGTACGTCAAGTTAAGGCTTGCGCGTTTAACCCCTGAGGGCAAAGACACCACAGGCACAACCACGTTCTCATTTACCCCTGAAACAACTAAAGACTGGCAAGGAACTATGTGGTGGGAATCTAAAACCACATACCCAATCGTGGCGCAGTATAAAGTTGTGGGTGGTAAGTGTTATTCAGATGAGCGACAAGTTAAATGGTGGCAGCCGTAATGGGACTAATTGAACTAGGGCAATACGCAGGCGCAATAATGGCGATCTTGATTCTCGCTGGCACAGCTATCAAATGGGGAATAGTTAAACCCATTAAGGCGTACATAGATCAGGCTACTTACCCAATTAGCCCAACAGCCAATGGTGGCAAGTCGCTCCCGGACATAGCGCACACAGTAAACCGCATTGAAACCAGCGTTAAAGAGCTTGACTATCGCCTTAACTCAATTGAGGAATTAGTTACAAAGCCGACACGCACAAAAAAAACAACGAATTGACGTACTTGCGCTCTAGACTTATCTAGACGAAAGGTGGTCACTGTGACCTTACTTGACGATTTAGAAAACGTAAGCCGTAAGAAAGCATCTTGTAGCGTTGCTGAAATCATTAAGACCCTAAACGCAACAGAAGTCAAAGCACTAAACAAAGCACTAGACGATCCTGATTCAAGCCCTACTAATCTTGCAAAGATACTAACCAGTAACGGCTACGACATAAGCAGACAAACAATAACTAGACACCGTAACCGCAAGACAAATGCGGAAGGTTGTAAATGCCCATGAGTCTTACAGACGATCTATCAAAGCTAGGGGATGATGAACAGCGCAAGCGCGTTGCAAAATCTATTCCAGCAGGCTTTGAACCCGGCATTGAATACGACTCAAGCGGTGGCGTTCTGCGCTCAGTTCCTAGACCAGCAGGCGATGAACCCGATCACGCTGAACTCTTAGCTGAGTTTGAATTGGATCCAATCAAGTGGCGTATAACAGGTCTACGCCGTAGCAAGTGGCAGCGTTGGGATGGCGAATGGCTTGAATCATTTAGAGCCACGTTTGTACCCACATCAGGCGCACACCACGTTCCCATAGATGACCTACTGCAAATAGTAGGGAAGTGGAAGCCACAGACACCCTCTAGGAAGCCCACAGAAGCCCGTAGCGCGACTTTAGCCTATGTTGTGGTACTAGCAGACACCCAAGTTGGAAAGATTGACGGTGGTGGCTCTGAGGAAATCATCAAGAACGTATTACACAAGACAGATTTAGCCGTTGCCAGACTCAAAGAACTACGCAAGGCAGGGCGCGACATTGGAACGATCTATCTACCGCAGTTAGGTGACTGCATTGAGGGTATGAACTCGCAAGGTGGCAAGCACATCTGGCGTACAGACTTAGACCTAACTTCACAGATTCGTGTCTATCGCCGTTTGCTTTTGCACATGGTTAAAACATTTGCGCCACTAGCTGACCGCGTGATTGTGCCTTGCGTTCCCGGTAATCACGATGAAGCGGTGCGCGTTGGAAACTCAATGGCAACTACCTACACGGATTCATTCGCACTAGATGCAGCTTCTGCCGTAGCTGATGCGCTGGCTGATCACCCTGATTACAAGCACGTTAGTTTTGTGTTCCCCCGTTATGACACTTTGACCGTCACCTTAGACATGGCTGGCACAGTTGTTGGTCTTGCTCATGGGCATCAGTGCCGAGGCAAGGCCGTTGAGTGGTGGAAGAACATGGCACACGGGCAACAAGACATTGGCGAATCTACTTTGCTACTCACAGGCCACTATCATCACTTAAAGATTGAACAGTCAGGGCGCAAGACTTGGATACAAGCACCAGCACTTGACGGTGGCTCAACTTGGTTTGAGAATTCATCAGGGCAAGCTGCACCAGCAGGAATGCTGACACTAACAGTAGGAAACGGTAGGTGGGATGATGCCAAAATCTTGTAGTCACGATTGGCTATACGTTAAATCAACAGAGGGCGATTATGAAACGTGTCGCGTATGCAGTGAGTTCAGGTTAGTCCATGACAAGTGAAGAACTAGCTGACCAAGTTACGCGATGCGTTGAGTCTTTGCGCTCACGGATTATGGGTACAGGTGACGAGCAATACAGCCGAGGTACTGAACAAAGCATTGAAACTAAATCAGGCGAGCAGATCGTTTTAGAAACGCTGGAAGAACTAGACGATGCGATTGTGTATTTGGCGCATCTGAGAGCGCGACTTTCAAGGTTGTCTGAAATCAGCAAATGACCATGACTAAGAATTGTAAAAAGTGCGATCAGGTTAAACCTGTTGATTGTTTTAGTAAGCGCAGTCAAATGAAAGATGGACTTGAACACGTTTGCAAATCTTGTATTGCTGCTAAGAATCAGAACGACAAAGACAAGAACGCTGTTAGACATAAAAGGTATCGTGAAGCCAACAAGCAAAAGGTCAGGCAAGCAACACTGAACTGGCAGATTAACAATCCTGAAAGCTACAAACGATCCAAAAACAAATGGCGTTTAGAGAACCCAGAAAAGTTTAGAAGTCTTAAACAAAAGCGCAGAGCCAAGATAAGAGAGAACGGCACGTTTGTTATTTCTGGCAAAGAAATCAAACGGTTGTATGAATCAAGCTGCTTCTACTGCGGTTCAGATAATCAAATTGAAATAGACCACGTTATTCCAATTTCAAAGGGTGGCAGGCACTCAATCGGCAACTTGGTTTCTGCTTGCAAGAAATGCAATAGGAGCAAGACCAACAAGTATTTGGTTGAATGGCGGTTAAAGGCTAGTATCTAATTACTTGCGCAGCTCTAGGCGATCCCTAGACCGTAAATGCCACTCGCTTATGCTTTGTCGGGTGGCATTTACTTTGCCTATTTGCATTTGTCATACAGACTGTATAACCTCAAGCCATGAAGTTTGTATCCTTATTCGCTGGCGTAGGTGGATTCGATCTAGGGCTAGAACGCTCAGGTCACACTTGCGTTGGTCAAGTTGAGATAGATAAACACGCTAGGTCTGTGCTTGAGTTGCAGTTTCCTAACGTTCCAAAACACGATGACGTAACTACGGCAATAGATTGGGCTGATCAAATTGGACTCACAGGAAACATTGACCTTGTTTGTGGCGGATTCCCCTGCCAAGACCTCTCTGTTGCAGGAAAGCGAGCTGGCTTATCTGGCAAACGAAGTGGACTTTTCTATGACGCTTTGCGTTTCGCAACGCATACCAAAGCAGAAACTATCCTCTTGGAAAACGTGCCGGGACTTCTTTCAAGCAATCAAGGACGCGACTTCGGAGCAGTCCTCACTGCATTGGCCGACTCAGGGTATAGCAACATCGAATGGCGTTTGCTTGATTCGCAATTCTTCGGAGTCCCCCAACGCCGTAGAAGAGTCTTTGTTGTCGCAAGTGTTGGAACAAAACCCTTTAGAGAAATACTTTCTAAGTGCGAAAGCAGCACAGGGAATTCTGAGACGAGCGAACAAACGGGGCAAACTACTTCCAGCACCGCTTCAGACAGCGTTGGAGTCTACGGCGAATCTAGCTTTGCAGGATACAGAGAAGGAAGAGTTTCAACTCTAACTGTTTCTGGTGGTGCGTTGGGTGGCGGTAGTGACTCTTTATTGGTTTGTTAAATCACGCCGCGCACAAAATGAGAATGACGATGAAACTTGGAATGAAGGTGGGGTTTGTACTACCTTAAACGCATTTGATAATGGTGGAGAGAGTAGGGCAACGGTGTTGATTATTGACGGAACAAGAGTAGGTGACGTGCGCGTGACAGATGAAGAAACAATGCAGACAGTTATACAACGCTGGGGAACTGGTGGCGGCAATGTGCCTGCTATTGCTTACTCAATTCGTGAAGATGCAACAGCAAACAATTTCAGCGCAACAGAAATAGAACAGGCGAGAGCATTGCAAGCATTACAACCAAGTGTGCAGTCACATCACGCGCAAACTTTTATAGCTGAACCGTTACAAGTTCGCCGTTTAACTCCTATGGAATGTGAACGCTTACAGGGCTTCCCTGACGGCTGGACTGAATCACAGTCGGATTCGCAGCGTTACCGGCAAATGGGAAACGCAGTGACAGTAAACGTAATTGAGTCAATAGGACAACAACTAGGAAGGGTTAGCAATGGCTGACGAAAAAGAAAACAAAGAAAACATGATTGCCTTGCGTCTTAACAATGAACAGATGCTTGCAGTTAGACAATGGGCGCATCAACACAACGCCAATGTAAGTCAAGTGATCAGATCAGCAATAGAGCTAATGACAGGAGCAAAGCAATGAGAACACCAAGCGAACAGTTGGTGCAAACAACTTGGATGGCAGACCACAAACTGTTTGCTAATCACGATGCAGTTACCCCGGTTGATTGGGCTAAGGTTTGGGAAGTTATTGACAACATAGATGAGCCAGAGTTTGACGAACACCAGCTAGTAATAGTTGCAGTTCTGGAGTTCTTGTGTGGTTCTGAAATGGTTGAAGTTAGCCTTGACGAGATCGCTAACCTGCCAGAGCTAGAACGCGGCGCAGTTGTAGAAGCCTTGCGCCTTAAATGGTCTAAGGTAGAGTTCCAAGAAAACCTTTAGAGTACAATAGGAATAGGCTCACGCCATTTCGACAACGTGAGCCTATTCAAACACCTAGTGAGAGGTGCTTATGCACAATCTTAGTCAAGACACAGACGAAATACACGTTGAGCCACTTCCATTCCAACAGATACCTAACTGGGTCTTTGAGTCTGACGTATCAGCTACGGCGATCAAACTTTATTTAGTGCTTCGTAAGAATGGCGATAACAAACGTGGCACAAGCTACTGGTCACGCAAGAAACTTGCAGAGCAAATGGGTTCATCTATCGCAACAGTTGATCGCGCTAAAACTGAACTAATTAGTATCGGTGCTATCTGCTACATCAAGCGAAAGAATGACACCGGTGACTGGACTTCTAACCTGTATCACATACACACAGCCAGCAGTCATAACTGCAACTACCTAGCCCCAAAAATGAAGCCACCTAGCCCCAAAAATGATGCTACGGGTAGCCCCAAAAACGATGCACAAACTAATAACCATATAGAACTTAGAACCAATGAACTTAATACTCGCACCTACGGTGACGAGATTCATCAAGCTTGCAATTTGTTAGCTGATCTAATTGAAGCCAACGGTTCTAAACGACCAACAGTAACTGATTCATGGCTAAGTGACATGGAACGACTTAACAGGATTGACGAACGCAGTTGGGAACAGATCACAAAAGCTATCCAGTGGTGTCAGGCAGATGACTTCTGGCGTGGCAACATTATGAGTCCCGGTAAGTTGCGCAAGCAATACGACCAGTTACGACTTGCAGCGCAGCGCAACACTAAGCAAAGCAAGTTCACTAAGACCATGGACTGGTTAAAGAACCTAGAGAACGAAACAAAGGAACTAGAACAATGAACAAAGCAGATGTAGGCAAAGTGTTAGCAGTTGCAATGGCGATAGATGCCCGACTTGGTGCAGCTGACGAATCAGCGTTTAGAGCAAAGGTCGAAGGCTGGTCATTGGCACTAAGCGAAACTATGGACTTTGAGTTTGCGCGTGAGGCAGTTGGTAAGCACTACAAATCAGCAACAGAAACTGTAATGCCAGCACATCTCAATGCAATGTGGACTGCACACAGATCACGTCAGCACGAAATAGACAACGTACGAGCTATTGGATCAAGTGCTAGATCGCAAGGAATGCCAGATGATGTGCGAGCCAAATTAGTGGAACTAGGACTTAAGCGACCATAATGGATGGATGCTCAAAGATTGCGACCATGAAGCGTGGCTAGATTCAGGAATGTGCCTGATTTGTACTGCTCCAGATTCATGGATGTATTCCGCAGCTTGTAGAGATTCGCACCCGGATACTTGCTTTCCAGAGAATGATGAACCGCACCTATACGCCACAGCCAAACGTCTATGTGAAGAATGCCCAGTTGTGGGCTTCTGTCTAGAGATCGGCCTAGACGAGAAATGGGGTATGTGGGGTGGAATGACACCTGATGAGCGTTACAAACTAAGCAAGTCTGGCAAGGTTCCAAAGGACAAACTAGAAAAACGGCGGTTTCTTAGGGTTTTTGCCTACACAAATTAGAACAAATGTACGAACGACACGTTATAGAAACGTTATGAATAAATAGCTGAAATGGCACAAAATGTCTGCCAAATACGCTAACGTTATACACATAAGGAAGAACCACACAGGTTCTGAGAGAAGCAAAGGAAGAAAGACATGACAAAGCAAAAAGAACTAATCACATTTAAGTTCTACACAGAAAAGCAAGCGCGTGATTTTTACTCACGCAGAGTGCAAATCTTTAAGACTCCTGAATCCGATCTAAACATCTACGAAGTAGACGGTCTTGGTTGGGTAGTAGAGGTGACTGCATAATGTCTACTATCAAATTTGTTGCTACAAGTTATGGCATAAAACGTGCTTACATCATGTATCCACGCTCTTTCAGGTGGCTACCCATTGCAGTTGATAAAGCAGAATACTTGCTTGCCAATGACAGATTGGTGGAGTTGCACAATGCGTAACTGGAACTGGACACCACGCGCCAAGATGATCAGCGCATTATTGCAAGCAATCGCCGTTGTAGGCATTGCTTACGTCTTATTTGTTGGCACTTGGTTTGCCTTAGGTGGTAACTAATGGGATTCGTACCGTTCTCAATGGAACGCGCATCACTCGATGACAAGCACAAGATTCGCAAGATGCTGGAATACATGGGCATCACGCACCCTGCACAGCAGATGGAGTTTATGTCAGCCCTACTTGATAAACCTTTTGACAGTAGCAAGATGAGCAAGCAAGACTTCATCACACTTCGCAGCAAGTTAATGAACATTCAACAGACAAAGGACAAAGCATGAAACAAGAACAACAGGATGCGTTACGCGCACCGTTCCCTAAAGAGCAGATTCAGAAGCTACCAACGGGGGGACTGCAACTCGATTACGTCAGCCACGCATGGGTGACAGATCGCTTGCTTCAAGTAGACCCAATGTGGACTTGGAAGCCGTTAGCGTTTACGGATGCAGGACTGCCAGCGTTCGACTCTAACGGCGGTCTTTGGATTGAACTAACTATCTGCGGTGTCACTAGATACGGTTACGGCGAACCACAGGGTCGTGACAAGTTCGACATGACTAAGGGCGCAATCGGCAACGCTATTAGGAACGCAGCAATGCGCTTTGGTGTCGCGCTTGATCTATGGGCCAAGGAAGCACCAGCAGAAACAAAGCCAGCACCTAAAGCTACAAAGGAACTAAGCACAGCAACTCAGAAGATGATCGAACGCATTGGTAACGCTGGTTCACTGATCGAACTAACTGAGGTAGTGCCACTAATTCAAGGTGGAGCGTTTACAGATGCAGAAAAGCGCAACCTACGGCTTATCTTTGACAACAAGAAAGTTGAGTTAGGCGCATGAGCTTTGTATTAGGAGCAGTGTTATTCCTGCTAGGTGGATTCTTTGGAATGCTAGTTATGGCTTTTGCACAAACATTACCGCGCCAGATTCAAGAACAGCACGATGCTTTGGTAGCGCAGCTGAGATTGGTTGTAGACGATGAGTGACCTAAAAGAACACGGAATGCAACTGGCTCTAGATGCCCAGCCTGTTTGGTCAGAGCAAGCCTTTGAAGCGATAAAACTGTTAGCAAGTCGCAAGGTTCAATTTACTAGCGAGGATGTTCTAGCCCTTACCGGGTTGCCGTCAGGTGGCGTAGGTATGAACAAGAACAACGCATCAGGCGCAGTAATGAACAAAGCTGCTAAGGCTGGCATTATTCGCAAGGTGGGTTACGCGACAGCAAAACGCAAAGAGTCACATGGCTCAGTTCACGCAGTTTGGATAGGCGTGTGATTAGTTATTTTGTTGAGGGCGAGCCAGCACCGCAAGGTTCTAAGAATGGCTTTGTGAAGAATGGTCGCGTAGTTATGGTTGAGTCAAGCAAAAAGGTTAAGCCTTGGCGCGAAGCCGTTGCAGCTCAAACGCAAGAGTATCGAGCTAGTAAATGGCCTAATGCAGAGCAGTGGACAATGACTACCCCGGTAGAGATCGCGTTGGTGTTTTACTTACCTAGACCTAAGACTGTTACTCGGCTATGGCCCAGCGTTAAGCCTGATCTAGATAAGTTGATTCGTTCAACCTTTGATGGCTTGACTACGGGTGGACTCTATACAGATGATGCTTTAGTAATAGCTGTGAGCGCATCTAAGCAGTACGCCACAGACAGAATTGGTTGCCAGATCATTGCAAGCGAGGTGCAGGATGTTTAACACAGAGGGCGCAGCTTGTATTGGGTTAGACCCAGAGTTATTCTTTCCAACTAACAACATCAGCGACAAGCTAGAGGACTTGCTAAAGAAGACTTGCCTACATTGCCCAATCTTCAATGACTGTCTTGACTACTCGCTAAAGGTAAAGGTTGATGGATGGTGGGCAGGAACGTCAGACAAAGAGCGCGTTGAATTACGCAGGTTCTTTGGCATAACACCAATACGAATAGATGAAGAATACAAACACGAGTTTGCAGCCGATACAAGGGATGCAAGAAACAAAAGAGCATCGCGTGAGCGATTAAGAGAAACAGGAGCAAGATAATGGCACTACCAACAATCACAGCAGTAGGAAACTTGGTTTTTGACCCAGAGTTTCGCGCTACTAGCTCAGGAATCAGCATGTGCAAGATGCGCATTGCCTGCAATGAGCGCAAGAAAGCACAAGACGGAACATGGTCAGACGGTGAACCTAGTTACTTTGACGTAGTTCTATGGCGCGGTCTGGCAGATGCAGCAACTGAAACCTTTAAGAAAGGTCAAGCGGTTCTAGTTGTAGGCAAGTGCAAGATCGTTAAGTACGAGGACAAGAACGGTGTTGAGCGTACAACAGTTGAGATTGCAGCTGATGAAATTGCAGCAGTGGTTAAGGCTAACAAAGCACCAGCAACGAAAGACCTAACAGAGGATCCTTGGTTATGATTATCGCCCTAGTTCTATCAGTTATGACAGTGACAATAGTGACGTTTCTTGCAGGCTATCGCCTAGCATTACACCACAGCAAGATGCAGTTTGTTCACCTAAAAGATGAAGGTGACTCATTAGAGCCAATCTTTGCAGCTTTAGATCGTGAGTACGCATACACAGAGGAACTAACAAAGCCGTTTACTGATGACAAATAAGTGTGGCTACTGTCCCCGGTCATCCTCTATTGGGGATGGCTGGTGGCAAGTCCACGACTACAAGACAGAGCCACCAACTGTGTCGCACCAATGCCCTAGTTGTTATAGGAACAAAAGCCTGCTGGCATACCGTGACACGTTGCTAGAAGCGATCCAAGCGATAGACACAAAGGATGAGGATCACGACTTCACTATTGCAATGGAAGTAATGAGGTTGCGTTGCATCGCAGTCATTAGAGATACCACTTTCAATGATTAGACCACGTTCTAAGAAGATGGAAAGCCTGTACGCAACTGAACGCCGTAAGTTGGTTAAAGAGTTGCTACGGGACTTCCCAGCCTGCCAGCGTTGCGCAATTGCTTATGCAACAGACGTACACGAGATCAAGACACGCGCTAGAGGTGGAAGCATTGTGGATAGGGATAACCTTGCGCTACTTTGTAGACCTTGCCACACTTACATAACGCAGAACCCGGCACAAGGTAAGGCTGAGGGTTTTCTAAAGAATAGCTGGGATGACTAATGACTGAACCAAATGGCATCTGCCGTTCAGGTTGTGATACACAAGACCACGAGAGTTACTACGAATGTTTACAGGCTGCCAACGTGTCAATAGACAAATCAAGCCTTAGACCTTAATAGACTAAGCGCATGAACTGGACTGACACCGTAGGCGTAACAATTCACAATGACTTGGTTCGCTCTGCTCTAAAGAACAAACCAGAAGCAGACATTGACAAGCTAGAAGTCAGCATCAAGCGCATGAGCCTAAGCGTTGGCATTACACGCATGGCAATAGCATCCGTCTTAGATGCAGAGATAGAAGCAATGGCTGCCTATCGCGTATTAGGTGACTCATCTATCACGAATGAATACTTAGCAGGGATGCAGTCAGCAGCTGATCTAGTTAGATACGGCGTACACCTAACAGATGGAATCAAGCTATGACCACGATCATTACGACAACAGGCAACAACTTCGCCACACTGACAGCCGACCAAGGCATCACCTCAAACCTTATTCACCCTGACATGCACAAGATCGTTCAGCAAGATACATGGCTTATCGGTGTAGCCGGGAGCGCAAGAGTATGCGACCAACTCCAATACTCCATTGAGTATCCAAAGCCACCAATAGATGTAATTAAGTCAGGCAACTGGATGAAGTGGCTAGTTACTAAGGTGATGCCGTTGATAGAGAACAAGGTCAAGGATGATGACATCGAAGCAGAAGCCTTACTTGTTACACATGGCAAAGCATTCCTTATCAGCGAGAACCTAAGCGTATTAACAGCCAGCCCTTACTGGGCAATAGGATCAGGCGCAGAGTTAGCAATCGGTTCATTAGTAGATAAACAATACCTAGTTGGTTGGAACAAGAACCATGACCTATCTGCATTACGAGCTATGGAAGCAGCTTCAATGCACGATCCCAACACACGGGGTAGCGTAGACCAGTACCGCTCCTATACCAATGGCAAAGTAATGTTCAAAGCAAATGGCATTTAACAAACCATGCTTAAAGTGCAAAGCCTTACACCGTAACCCGTCACTATGCGATACCTGCCAACAGGTAGCAGATGCACACAGGAACGCCAATAGACCCCATTACAAGGGAAGTTATGCCAAGCAAGCCAAGATAGTAAGAGACTCAGCAACAGTCTGCTGGCTATGTGGACAAGGCAAGCGTCTAGATGACCCGTTCACGGCTGACCACTACTACCCCAGCGATCCGCAAAGTCCTTTGATTGCAGCACATCGGTCATGTAACAGTCGTAGAGGCAACCAAGCCCCACCCGTATAAGAGGGGGGCGGGCAAAAATCTCATACACCCTTGCCGAGCAATAC